CTTCGCTCCCTCGCGTGTCTACGGAGGGAAACGAGTCAGAGTACCGGAGTGCTGACGGCCTGATCTCACTGAAGATCTCGCATACCGACTCAGGTAAGCGAGGCCGAAGTGTGATCCGGATCGATCATGCGAAGCTAGCTGCGGATCCGTTCCAGTCTGGCGTGAATGTCAAAGTCGGCTGTGCAGTTTACACAGTCGTCGACTTCCCGTCAGCTGGATACTACACGGATGCGGAGCTCTTGGCGATTTGGCAGGGCTTCAACGCCCAGCTGGTCGCAGCTTCGAACGCGGTCTTCACCAAGTTCCTTGGTGGAGAGTCGTAGTGGCGGCAGCGATGAACAACCTTCTTCTGACAAGTCGGACCCGAAAGGGCCCGATGCGTCGGTCGATTTTCATCGCTCTGAACGTCCTCGTGAAGGTGACGGGGCGGAAGTCACGGTCCATCTGAAGGTCGGCTATAAAACCGTCCTTCTTGTGGTCGTGGTTTTCGATCTCGTTCACCTATCTCTGAGGGAGGTGGTCGACGCTACCTGGTTTCAGAACTTGTTCTGAACCGGGCTTTGGCGTGACTGACTCTGTACGTTCGTGCACCGCGAGGTGCATCGCTCCATGATGCCTAACTAGGCAGTCCTGTAACAACGTTCGGGGATGATCCCCGAGAAAGGCAATACCAGAAATGGCAAAACCAGTCCCGGGGAGACGGAGGGTACGAGAGTACCTTCCACCCCACCTTAGGGACGCAATGTTGGTTACCCGGTTGGCGAATGCCAACTGGGCCCAGCAAAGCGGCCTGACGATGCGCTACGTCATAGTGTGCAATGTCCATGAGGGCATCGACCCGGAGCAACCGCTCTGGATCCTCGATGCCTACGTGGCAGGGCTACACTACCAGGAGGACCCGCAAGGAGTCCTTTTGGAGCAGTTCTCTAACCGTTACGGCCCTACCGGGCCGCACGGTCACGAGTACCTGCTAGTAGCGGAACTGTTGGAAAGGCTGCCCGAGGACTTGCGAAAGCGAGCCCTCAGTAGCTAGACGTTAGTAACGTAGGCTATGGACCCTGAACCTTCAGAGCATCGAGGAGGTTAACCTGGATACACATCTGGGACAGGTGAAAAGCCTGACGTCACTCTGGTCCATAATGGCCGAGGAATCGGCCATTAGATGTTGCACTAGCGCCACTCGTGACATTAAGACCGTCACGAGGCGAGTCGAACATGAGGGGTTATCGTTTCTAACGATCACCCTACCAGACCTAGGAAAAGCTACCCAAAAGTGGCTTGACCAAGGCGAGGTCGGTATCAACACCCAATTCCGTAAGGAAAAGGGCGGAAGGCTCCCAGCATTTATGCTAGGTTTCTTCAACCGTGTGTTCGACCGGAGTAGTGGCTTGTTACTCGACGAGCCATGTGTGGATGCTATCTTAGCGATTCGTCAGCTAACGCTGATGTTCGGTAAGATGCAGCTTCCGTGCAGCGATGCGCGGAATGCCGCAGCCATGCGTGGATACATCGAGTGTGAGCAGGACGTTCGTCGTTCAGACGCGGAGCTCTCTGAGAGTGATCTCGAAGAGTTTCGCATTATGTCTGAGTTGCTTTTTGGCTCTCTCTTTGATCGACTTGACAGAGATGTCTTGTTCGATAGAGTTGTGCCTAAGCACGGACCAGGATCAACCGCTGACCATATACTGGGAAACCAGAAATGGAATCAGCGGACCTGGACCGGACGGTTAGAGCAGGTTTTCCCTGCGGTCTACCATGCCATCCCGAATTGGCGTTATACGCCCGTTCTAGATGGGATGAACGTCCTCGAACCCGGTGAAGAGCAACCTGTAAAGGTAACTCTTGTTCCTAAGACACTGAAGACACCCCGAGTGATCGCGATGGAGCCGACCTGCATGCAATTTATGCAGCAAGGTCTTTACCGTGCTCTCCTCGGGTACCTTGAGAGGGATAACTTACTCTCGAGGGTGATCGGTTTCGACAACCAAGTTCCCAACCAGGAATTTGCTCGTCGAGGTTCGATTGATAACCGAACCGCAACGCTCGATCTGAGCGATGCTTCCGACCGTGTCTCCAATCAGCTAGTCAGGACTATGGTAGCTCGGTGGCCCAATGTAGCAAGGGCTGTCGATGCGACCCGGTCCCGTAAGGCTGACGTAAATGGCGAGGTAATTCGACTCGCCAAATACGCGTCTATGGGTTCAGCACTTTGCTTCCCAATTGAAGCAATGGTCTTTACGACCATGATCTTCGTTGGGATTCAAAGATCGCTTAACACGTCACTAACCCGGAAAGACCTCAAGAGGCTTTCCGGCTCGGTGCGTGTCTATGGGGACGATCTTATTGTCCCTGTAGATCATGTGCTGTCTGTCGTTGAGACGCTGACGCTTTTTGGAGCGAGAGTTGGTCTCAGCAAGTCATTCTGGACTGGTAAGTTCAGGGAGTCTTGCGGGAAGGAATACTACAACGGTGACGACGTATCCATCGTCCGTTGCCGAAGGGTATTCCCAACACGACAGCAGGATGCTGAGGAGGTAGGATCTCTCATATCCCTCCGGAACCAACTCTATATGAGTGGTTACTGGAGGACTGCGAGATTTTTGGATGAAAAGATCGAAGGGTTGATTCATTTCTTCCCGACGGTCAGTCCAAATTCCTCCTTATTGGGCAGGGTGAGTTTTGTAGGCGAAACCTTCGGGTATCGCTTTACTCGACTTCACCCACGCTGGCAAAGCCCCTTAGTTAAGGGCTTTGTTGTGTCAGCCAAACCCCCTAAAGATCATTTAGAGGGGACTGGTGCCCTGTTCAAATGTTTGTTGAAACTAGGCACTCCTGTCAGGGATCCTCATCCCTGGTTGGAACCTGGTGCGGTCATTGGTGGTCCTTTTGGGACCTACCATGACGCCACCTTGTGGGCAAGCCAACCCCAGGGTGACGACGAGCACTTGGAGCGT